TGCGCGGCCCCTTAGCGGGTGGGGGATACCCCCGGGTCTACCAAATGTCCGAATGCACCGGCTCGGGCCATGACTGCTGGACGACTCCGATCGACACGGCATCCCAACCGGGAAAGTCCTGCACTCCATCGTCGCGGTCGTGCTGCTCATGCCACCGATCAACGCCGAGCAGTGTGCCCCGCCAGTCCTCGCGCCGTCGCTGGATCAGGCGTCGCTTGAGCTCGGCGACTGGTGCTGTGATGAGGAAGGTGTGTGTGGCGCCGACCATCTGGGATGCGGCACGGCGTGCACTGCTACTAGATCCGGCGCGGATGACTACGGCGCGGGCGGTGGGCTGTGTGGCGAGTCGTCGGATGGCGGCACGGAACTGCGCCTCGCTGGCCCACTGGGGGTCGTCGCGGTCGTAGACGGGTAGTCCTGACGCCCGGGCCTGGGTGGTTTTCCCGGAACCTGGGGGGCCGCACAGCACGACGACGATACGCCCCGCGCGCTGCTCTCGTGAGCGGCGCCGCAGGTTGCAGTCGGCGCAGATGCAGCGAGTGTTGTCCAGGGTGTCGCGGCCGCCGTGCTCGTGCGGTGTGATGTGGTCGACCTCGACGCGAGCGGGGTTGTGCGGCTGTCCCTGCACGCGGCGGGCATCCCAGTCGAGGTGCCTGCCGCAGATGGGGCAGCGGGTGATGCCTGCGGTCTGGTCGAGGCGCCGGCGGATGGCGGCGACGCGCTTCCATGCCGCGGTGCCTGTCCGGCTGGTGGCCACAGTCACCCCCGAACGGGAAGAGGCCCCGCACTAGGCGGGGCCCCTCCATATACACGTGTACCAATCTGACATGACCCTATGCGACAGGCACGTGACCTCGCAACTCAGGCGCCCATCGGCACGGTCACGTCGTAGCGCTCGGCGAGCTGGTAGGCGTCGGCGAATCGGTACAGGCGCGCCTCGCCCGGGCCGACGTCGAGGGCGACGGGCAGGCGTCCACGGGTGACCCACTGGTCGAGGGTGCGGATCCGTACGGGCCGTCCGGCGACCAGGAGTGCCGAGACGAGCTCGGATCGGGTCATCAGTCGCCCGTCGAACGCCGCTGCCATCATCTCCCGCCACTCGGGGCCGTCGATGGTGGTGCCGCACTGGCGGCAGTGGGCGTAGGTGCGCTCGGCGCGGTGGTACAGGCCGCCGTCGCACTCGGGCATCGGGCAAGGCCCGGCCCATCGTGGCGGCTCGGGCCGCTCCAGGATGCCGCGCATGGTCGCGTGCAGCCGTGTGGCCGTGTCGCAGAAGTCGAGGGCGAGACGCTCGTCCTCGTCGGTGGTGAAGTGCCCATATCGGCGGGCCACCTCCTGCAGCAGGCCGGGCATGGTCGACGTCGACGGCGTCCAGTCCGTCTCCTCGGTCAGCACCTGCGCGTAGAACCGCGCCCACCACTCCACCTCGCCGAGGTAGGCGGACACGCCCTCGTCGAGCGGGGGGCGTGATGTCGGTGCCGTGCGCACCGTGTCGGCCGCGCCGCCGCCCGGCACGAGCCGGGCGCGCAGCTCGCCCCACCGGGCGGCGATGTCGAGCAGGAGGTCTCGGGCAGCGAGCGCCTGCAAGATATCCATGGCGTCCTCCAATCAGATGGGCTGGTGTGGTGCGAGGCTCGGGAAGTATCGGTCTTCCCAACTGTCCATGTCGCGGCCGTACACGGCCGATCGGGCGGGCGGCTTGGAGCGCAGTGGGTGTACGCGTAGCCATCGTCGGTCGAGTCTGCCGCCGTAGCTGGCGGCGTAGGCGGGGTGGACGGGCAGGTCGTGTCCGGCGAGGTAGGCGAACACCTGCACGGCCGTCCATCGCCCGATGGGGCGGCAGGTGCGCGTGGTGGTGGTGCCGCGGTGCCCGATGCTGATGCGCCGCATCCGGGATTCCTCGGCGCGCACCCCGGAGATGTAGGGCTCGGTGATGGCCTGGCTGAGGACGTCCTGTGACTGGTATCCGGGCTGGTCGTACTGGCCGGGGTGATAACCCGGGTCACCGCGCTTGGGGTTGACTGCAACGACGGGCCGCTCGCGGTAGGCGCCGGGCCAGGCGTCCAGGAACGCGTCGCGGACGCGGTAGCTGGCGGCGGCCTCGTAGGAGGTGCCGTCGGCGCGCAGGGTCGGCACCCACACGATGGGGATATCGGGGTCGGCGATGCGGGTCAGGTGCGCGACGACGACGGAGTCCTTGCCCCAGGAGGTGGAGCACACAGCGTCGGGGTGGTCGTCTCGGAATCGCTGGATCTCCTGGACGGCGCGGGCGGCCATCGCCTCCACGGCGGGTGCTATGGCCCGGTCGTACACGGTGAGCCGCTCCCACGCGTCGAGGTCCGCGCGGGTGAGGGTCTGGGTGGTGATCAGGGGCACGGGGTCTCCTGGATGGTGCGGGCGGCGACACGGCGGTCGCCCTTGACGAACGTGAGCACGATCTGATGCCGCCGTGTGGTGGTGCGGGCGGCCTCCCAGGGCGGGCGGGTAGTTTTGGCGCGCAGGCCGGGCGGCTCGATGAGGATCTGCTCGTTGGTCAGCCGCGCGCCTGCCGCCTCGAACGCGGCCACGGCATGAGCGGGCAGCGACCGCAGATGCCCGCGATGGTCCCGCACGTCGGAGATCACCCAGGACACCAGCCGGTCATCCGCGAGACAGCGGACCGTCTCACGGATGATGTGGGCGTGCGTGTCGAGGAACTCGGGCCACCGCATGCGGGACAGGTCCCGCGGGTTGTCGGTGTACCGCTCCCTGTTCCAGTAGGGCGGGCAGGACAGCGCGTAGTCGAATCCGCCGTCGGGCAGGCGGGTGAGCTCCTCCATCGCATCGCCGCAGATCCACTCCGGGCGCTGTCCGTCGATCTGCCAGGCGTCGGCTCGGACACGGTTCGCGGCGACCTGGTCGGGGCTGATGTCGATGCCGAGGTAGTCGCGCCCGAGGTACGCGGCGACGAGGCCTCGCACGGGCCCGCCGGCCATGGGGTCGAGGACCCGGCCGGCGGGCGGGCTGTACCAGGTGATGAGCAGCTCGGCGAGGACGGGATCGAACCTCGATACGCCGCCGGTGGCACGTCCGTGGCGTCCGGTGGCGATCATGGCGCCGCGTCCGGCCCGTGGGGTCAGGTCGTCAGGCCCGCGCTCGTCCCACCACGCCTTACGCGTCTTCCATGCCTGCGCGGACTGGTCGAGTACGGACCACGGCCAGATCCCGTGCACGTCCAGGGGCGTGTAGTCCTCGGGCCGGTCGGGGTGCCAGACTCCGGCAGCGTCGCGGACGCCGTGAGCGAGGCGTGTCATGTCGTCACCTTTCGTGTCGCGTGCCAGTACGGCGCCCGGTACGCCTGCCGTGGCATGTCCGGGCCGGGCAGGGGTCGCTCCCGCCATCCGTCGACCGGTCCAGGCTCGACGCCCCAGGATCGGATGCGCCCGTACCCGAGGCGCGCGTTGGCGCCCAGGTGGGTGATCAGAGCCAGGAGGGCCTCCAGGCGCTCGCGGTCGGTCGCGGCGACCTGCCAGACCGCGTCGCGCACCCAGGCGACGGGGATCGTCGTGTCGCGAGCCTTGTATGGGCCGAGGCCGGAGTGGTGTTTCCGGTCACGGGCGAACCGGGCCATCTGCGCCGTAGCCGGTTTGCGGCGAATCTCCGACGCGGTGTGGCTCGCGACGTCGACGACGGCGGCCGAGGTGCACCAGCCCCACGTGCCTGCCTGCTCCCACCGTGCGAGCGGTAGGGGCAGGTCGGGGGCGTGGGCGCGGGTGATGGGCTCCAGGGCGATCCCGCGGGCGCGGGCGTCCATGGCGGCGGCCCAGGCCAGGGGCCCGTCGAGCATGACTGGCTGCTCGACGAGCCCCACGGTGGGACCGTCCAGGTGGGCGGTGACGGTCAGATGGGTGCTCACGCGGACAGCTCCGCGATGAGGGCGAGTACGTCGTCACGGCGGGCGAGCAGGCGGTCGGTCCACCAGGCGAGGTCGTCGTCCAGGCCCTCGGGCAGGCCGTCGAGGCGCGCGGTGCCGTACCCGAGCGCGTTCTTGGCCCCGAGGTGCACGACGCCGTCAGGCGCCCACAGGGCCAGGGCCGCGCCCAGGACCCGCCGGTGGTCACCGGTGGCGGCCGGAGTCAGGGACATCGACCCGTACAGGACCGCGCCCGGGGTGAGGGCCTGGAGGTCGTAGATCATCTGCGAGCTGGTCAGCTCGCCCGCAGCCTCGATGAATCGCGACACGGGCGTCGAGGCGACGTCGTGCCGGGTCCCGAACTCCTCGGTCCTGTAGGCGGCCTGCCCCTGGCGCGCGAGCTCGTGGCCTGCCAGGTGAGCGGGCAGGCGCCAGGCGTTCTCGCGGCAGATGAGCTCCAGGTCGGTGACGCGCAGAGTGCCCGCGATGATGTCGGACCGTGCCGCGTACCCGAGCAGCCCGAGGGCGGGGTACAGGTCCTCGACGCAGCGGGCCATGTCGAGGTCGGTCTGCGCGCCGGTGGTAGTGACGCCGCCACCCGACCAGAGCAGGTCCACAGAGCCCTTGGTGAGGCTGCCGGGCTCGATGGCCAGCACGGTGGCGGCGTGCCAGGCGAGCGCGTCCCGCAGGCCGTGCCGGACGCTGTTGGCGGACAGGAACGGGACGCGCGTGTGGGTGCCGTCAGGCTGGATCACCTCGTGCGTGCGCAGCAGCGAGGTGTTGCCGGAGGACCCGGCACCGTGGTGCAGCGGGCTGGTCAGGGTCGCGGTGAGCGCGATCGTGGTGGCGGGTGCGGGGGTGATCGTGGTGGTGGTCATCAGAACGTCGGCTCCTCGGTCGCGGGGATGGTCTTGGTCTTCTTGCTGGTCTGGCGGCGGATGTCGGCCAGGGCGATCACGTACTGGATCTCGGTCTCGACCATGCGTGCCCAGCCGGGCAGGTCGCGGTCGATGGTCGCGGCGACGTGCTGCACGGTCGCGGCCTGACTGGTGGCGTACTGCCGGATCTGGAGCTTCCGCGCGGCGATCGACACGGCCTGCGCGCCGGTGGCCGCTCCTGCGGCGGCGGTCAGGAGCGCGGTGGCGGCACGTCCGCCTGACCAGAAGTCGAGGCGGCTGGGGCCGTCGTCGGTGAGGCTGTCGCGGAGCGCGAAAACCAGGTCGATGGTCGCGGCGACCTGCGGCTCGGTGGTGAGGTCAGTCATCAGTCATCTCTTTCTTGGTGATGGTCCAGAGCGCGAGGTCCAGCAGGGGTGATCCCAGCCATCCGCGCAGTGGCTCCGAGTGCTCCCGCCAGGCGGCGAGATCCTCGGACGTTTTGAGGTAGCGGGGCGCCCCGGCACGCACGTCGTCGGCCGGGACGCCGAGGCGACGCAGCGCGATAGCGTGCCCGTGGACGTGCTGCCACTCGGCGGGGGTGGCGGAGACGGTGGTGGCCTCCATCCGTACCGTCCACCGTTCACGCCCGCGGTTGACCTGCCCGTACGGCAGCACATGCTTCTGCCCCGAGACGGCGACGGTGACCGTCCACTCGCCGTCGGGCGGGTCGGCGAGGATGCGGGCGATCGGCCCAGGGTCAGCCCGATTCGTCAGCAGCAGGCCCGGCCGTGATCCGATCCACACCTTCGGGTGCGAGGGCCCGAGGTCGAGGCCTGGGGCGGCGATGATCGACCAGAGCCGTAGCGTGGCCGGGGGTTTCCCGGAGCAGCACCACAGGCAGCCGACACATACCCGGTCGCCTGTGCCACGGAACAGGCCGCGGTCGGTGAAGTTGGCGCCCAGGGCGCGGTCGACGTCGGCGGTTCGGTCGGCGGGTAGCCCGCACACGACGCAGTCGGCTGCCTGGTCGGCGAGGAGCTTCGCGGCGGCGCCTGTGGGGTCGGGGCGTCCGGCGAGGTCCCAGACGAGGCGGGTGGGGGCACTCATGCTGCACTCACAATCAGTAGTCCCGCGCCGTACGCTTTCCCTGGCCCGATGCCTGCCGCGCGCAGCTCGGCGAGGCGGTCCGGGTCGGTGACGGTCGCGGTGGCGGTCAGGCCCACGAGGTGGTGGGCGGGATGGTTTCCGTCGAGGCGTCGGCCTCGGTGCGTGCCGAGAGGCTGCACGTCCACCTGGTCGAGCTCGACGGCGTCGGCGAGTTTCCGGGCGAGCCAGTCGGCCGCCTGGTCGATGGGCAGCGGGGTGCGCACACCACGCCCGCCGGGGCGTGCTACCGATCGGGTGGGGTGCGCGATCAGGGACAGGCGCGCCGGGCCCTCGTCGATGTCGGGGACCGGGCTGGTCCCTGACTCGGTGATGGGCGCGATGGCGGCGAGGTCGTCGACGGGCACGGGCGCGGGGCCCTGCACGATCAGGAGATCGCGCAGGGGCGCAGCCCACAGCCACCGGCCAGGGACACCCTCGACGGCATGCGCGAGAGCACGGTGAGTGGCCTGCGTGTCCCGCAGGACAGGGCGGGCGTACCGGATCCGGGTCAGGTGCAGGCTCATCGCCCCTCCTCGTGTCGCTTCTGGTGCTCGGCCAGTCCGGCTATGGCGTCCTCCCAGGGCGGGCATGTGGTGTCTAGGGCGCATGGTGCGTAGTCGGGTCCGCAGACCCACTCCCACAGGCCGGTCCGTCGGCGACGGCTGATCTCGGCTGCCAGCTCGGCGCGGGTCATCGAGTGGCCTCCCCGTTCAGCCATCCGAGTGCGACCCTGGCTACGTCGGACGCCCGGAGCTGCCCGGTCGCCCCGGCGTACTCGATGGCTTCGGTGAGACGTTCGACGGTCAGCGCGGGGGGCGCCTCCGTCCCGCCGTCGAGCGTGGCGCGAATCTCGTAGGCCGCGTGGTCGAGAGTCTCGCCCTCGGGGCTCGGGCCTTCGCCCTCCTGCCATGCCCCCCAGCCATGTTCGCCCTTGTACCGCCAGGACTCGGCCAGCACCCGTACCCGCTCCAAAGCCGCCTTCGCCTGGTCCCGCTCCTGCTCCAGTACTCTCGCCCGCGCGGCCGCCCGTCGTCCGACGTCGGCCTGGTGGGCGAGGCGGTCGACCTCGTCCGCGAGCCGCGTCACGGTCCTGTGCTGGGACCACTCGGTGGTGTGGTCGGTGGCGAGTCGCCGTAGGGCGTCTCCTAGGCGCTCTGCCGGGTCGGGAGCGGCCGGAGTGCCTGCCGGGGCCGTGCGGCCGTCCTGGGCCTGGTTTTGCGCGTCCTGGGTGCCATCCCCCAGCAGCGCGGCGCGGATCGCGCGGGCACGGGCGCGGCTGTTCTCCCGTACGGACTCGGCCACGGGATCGGGCGAGTCCCACCAGTCGTCACCGTGGATCTCCGCGACCATGGCCCGTGCCATCTCGTCCACGTCGAGCGCGGCGGCCAGTGCGGCGTGGGCCTGAGGCACCCATCCGTAGCAGGTGGCTTCGGTCCCGTCCGCGGACGAGAGCACGATCGCGGCAGCAGCCACGGCACGGGTGGGGTGATGGCCGTCGTCCCATCGCTCCAGGTCGATGACGGGCGTGGTGATCTCGGGGGTCATCGGGTTTCCTCCAGGTGTTCTGAGTGCTGGCTGTTGATCGGGCGGCGGCCGGAGTGGTCGTAGACGTGTCCGCAGGCGCATGCCCACGCGTAGCCGGCCGACCAGACGGGCTCGGGGCTGCACGGCGTCATGCGATGCCCCCGAGGTCGAGGACGTCCTGGGCGAGGCGCTTGGCGGCCACCTCGCACCAGCGCTCGTCCAGCTCGACGCCTACCGTCGTGCGGCCGACGCGCTTGGCGGCTACCAAGGTGGCACCCCCCCCCGCGAACGGGTCGGCCACTACGCCGTCGGGCAGCAGCGCGAGGATCTGCTCCATGACGTCGAGCGGCTTGCTGTGCGGATGCCCGCCCGAGGTCGCGACGATCCCCGAGGGGTTGCCGACGTTCGACCTCCCGGTGTGGAAGATCGAGGTCCGGCCACCGATGCCGCCGCCGCGCAGGTTTATGAGGTAGATCGCCTCGGCGTCGCGTCGGAATCCTGCGACGGTTCCGCGCAGGCCCGCGTCGGCGGGTTTGGCATAGATGGCTGTGAGCCTGCTCCCGGCGGGCGGGGCGAGCATCAGGTCACCAAATGCGACGGCGGGCTTGCTGCCCCAGGCTGCGAGCGCGGCGTCACGCACCTCGGTGGATTTGTCGTTTGCGATACCGGCGCTGGCGATGACGTTCGTCGCGTGCCTGCCGGGGCGGCCTGAGACCTTCCGCAGCCCTGCCCCCTGCCGCCACCCGCGCCCGTACGGCGGATCGGTCACGAGCACGTCGGCGCCGGTCCACAGGTCGGCGAGCTCCAGGCAGTCGCCGTGGTACAGGGTGACGTGGTCGTCCTGGTAGTAGGGGGTCATCGCACGTCCTCTCGCGTGGTCGTCGTGGCCGTGGTCGCCCATCGGCCGTTCTCGTCTCTCGTGATGCCGACGTCGGCCAGGACGGCCAGGCACAGGGCCCGGCCGCGCTCGGCGACGGACTGGTACTGCTCGGGGGTGAGCCCCGCGCGGGGCGGGGTGGCGGTCATGCGTCCTCCCGGGGGATACGGCGGGTCAGGTGCCCGACGGCGGGCATGGCGTGAGTGCCCTCGATGCGGGCCGGGACCTCGATCCCGACGGCCGCGCAGGCCCGCTTCTCGGCGACCGAGGGGGCGTCGCCGTCGCCGATCGCACGGCGGTACTCACGAGTCCAGGTGATGGCCACGGCAGGCCGGTCGGCGAGCTCGGCAGGCGGCACCTCCTGGTCGCTGATCGCGTCTGTACGTGCCCGGCGGATGGCGCGCACGGCGGCGTTGATGTCCGAGGGCATGATCCAGTCGCGAGTGCGCTGGTAGTGCGCGCTGATCGCGGCAGATCCGTCGGCGAGATTCACGGTCTCGTGCAGGTCCTCCGACCAGGCGATGGCCTGGGCGCGGGTGGGCTGCCGGTTGTCACGTGCTGCGGCACGGGCCAGCAGCTCGGCAGCGAGAGACGGTGCGATGGGCATGGTCAGGCTCCTTCGATCTGGCGGAGTGGGACGACGGTCGAGTCCTCGCGCTCCAGGGCGCGGAACTCCTCGGCGAGGGCGAACCCGTCGCTGACGCGGTCGTCGGTCGTGCGCCTGCCGGCCCGGGGGCGGGTGACGGCTTCGGCGGCGAGGTTGCGCTCGTTGCGCCACTCGGCGATGCGGCCGGGCAGTCGGCCGTCGCGGTGCAGCGCGTTGACGAGCGCGGTCGTGCTGCGGGTCCCGCTTCCCTTGAGGTCCACGAGGAAATCTCGGACCTCGCCGCGAGCGAGCCCGGCCGAGGCGAGGATCGCGTTGACGGACATCTCGGGCTGCGGGTGCGGCTCCGGCTCGTAAGGCTCTCGCGCGTTACTAGGAGTGCTGCCGCTGGTAGTACCCCTGTAGTTACGGGTACGGGTACGGGCCGGGTACGGGGTATTAAGGGGCGAATAGGGTTCCTCGTAAGGTGGCTTATCTACTGACTGCTCCACCGGCGAGGGCGTCGGCCCGTCCCCATCCTCCTCGCACCACTTGCAGCCCGGCACGAAGAGACCCCTCTTGGTGTGCCATCGTGTGTGCATGCCGCGCTTTCCACCGTCCGATTCGGCGCGACGCTTAGCCGCCTGGCTCGCCGAATCAGGCTGGTAGTCCACCCAGTCGTGGAAGCGGTACGACGAATCTTCGTCAGACTTTTCCCAAAGTCCGGACCTCACAAGATCGTTTGCATCACGCTTTGTACCGCCTAGAAGTGTGAGCACATGTGCGGGCACGACGCCGTCCGTCCCCTGTCCGGCACACCACGAGAGTGCCGACACCCACAGGGCCTTCCCGCCCTTGGGGGTCGATAGCCACTTAGGGTGACTGAACAGCTTGTCGTCGACCTTCGCCCAGGCCATCAGTCCGCCTCCTCCAGATTGATTGCGAGCCGGTACAGGCCTCGCTGGTGTGTGGTCTCGCCACGGACGTAGGTCACGGAGACGACGTGCTCGCTGTCGTCGTCGGGCCAGACGCCCGCGTCCGTGATGCCATCGAGCGCCGCCTTGACGGTGGGCGCGGCGTTGGACGGGTCGGCGCGGCGGCTGGTGGGGTAGCTGACGGCGACGGTGACGGCGACGCGGGTCACGGCCTGGTGGCCGCGGGCCGCGACCCGGGCGAGTGCCCGGATCGCGGCCGTGCGCTCGGCCTTCGCTCGCCAGTGCAGGCGCTGGTTCGAGGTGAGCCAGATGCCTGCCGGGATGTCGAGCAGGATCACGCGGCCACCCGCCCTCTACGCATCCTGCGATGCCGGGTCTCGACCGGGATGACGTGCGTGCGCTCCCTGCGACGCTCCTCGGCTGCAGCAGTCAGGACTCGCAGGACGTCTTCCCGACCTAGGCGGTACGCGGTGCGCTCGATAGTGTCGAGGAGAACCCCGACCCGACGCGCTGCACGGTCGTGGTCCTCGCCGAACCGGACCAGGTGCATCCACTCGTCGAGTCGCCCGCCGGAGTCGATCGAGGTCGGATCGCCCAGGTGGGGCGTGGCGTCCGGGTCGTCGATCTGGTCGCCATCCCAGGCGAGGGCGGGTGCCCATCCTGCCGCTCGCGCGCTCCTGCGTGCCCGCTCGGCGGTAGTGCGTTCCTGCTGGCTGGTCTCGGGGGGTGCCTGATCCCACAGGGTGTCGTACGTGTCGCGGATGGCACGTGCAGTGCGCACCAGGACCGGACGCCCGCGCAGCGCCCTGTCCAGGGCCTGGCGGCCCAGACCGGCCTGGTCGGCGATCTGCTGGATCGACCATCCGGCGTAGGCCAGGGCCTGGATGCGTCGGGCCGTCCCGGTGGCGTCGATGGACGCGGACGGCGCGAGGGTGTCCAGGGTGGCGCGGACGGACAGGATCGCCTCGGCGGTCTCTGGGCGGACTCGCCTGGCCGGTGGTCGTCGCGTCCCGTCGGGTCGTGGAGACCCGTAGACGATTTTCGTGATTGTCCCGGTCGAGATCCCGGCCTGCCGGGCGATGCGCTTCCAGCCCATGCCGGCGTCCTGGAGTGCCTGCATGTGGTCGCGTACGGGCTGGGCGTCCACGAGCAGGTCGCGGCCGTAGGCGTGGGCGCGCAGGCGGTCCTGCTCGGCCTGGGACGCTGCTGCCGCGCAGGGCAGGCAGCGGCACCTGTCCAGGACATAGCAGGCGCGCGTCCCGTGCTGGTGGTCAGTCCTCGCGTGATGGCAGGGCTTGGGTGTGCGGTCGATGCTCCTGTCCCGCTCGATGCCCCGCTGTATGGCAGCACTGATTGCGCGCCATCGCTCGCACGAGTGGCGTCCACGGGCGTAGGCGGCGCGCCTCTCGGTGTCGTAAGTGCCGCTCCAGCCGCACTCACACTCGGCGTAGACGGCCCTCATGCTGCGGTCTCCTTCTTGGAGGTCTTGATGGCACGGGCAGAGCGGCGGCTGTGGAGGCGCGCGAGTGTCATGCCGAGTGCTGCGGCGCGCTCGTCCTCGGTCTCGCCGCCCCAGACGCCGTATGGCTCGCGCTCTCGACGGGCCTGTTCGCGGCACTGCATCAGGACGGGGCATTCACGGCAGATGGCCTTGGCGCGCAGTTCGCGCCGGAGGCGCGGTCCGCCGCGCTCGCCCTCTGGGTGGTAGAACAGCGTGTCGTCTGCGCCGCGGCACGCGGCCTGGTCCTGCCAGTCGGTGGTGGTCATGCTGTGGCTCCTCATGGAATCTCCGGGGGGACGGGCCCGGGGCTGGCGAGGCCCCGGGCCGGGGGGGGGGTTAGGAACGGCGGCTTGCTGAGCTCGGTGATGAGCTCAGCGAGGGCGTCGAGGCGGGCGGGTGCACCCTGTGTGCCGTACCGGTCGTGCCAGAGCGCGGCGGCGATGGTGATGTCGAGGTGGATGCTCCCCTTGCGCAGCTCGGCGATGGCATCGCCCAGCTCGTTCGTGCGGGCCATCGCGCCGGGCGTGCCTCGACCCTCTACGACGGCTCTGGCGGCGTCGATGACGCGGCTGTAGCTCATGCGGCACCGCCCGTGGGCTCGTCGGTCCGCCCGAGGTGGACGCGCGGGTCGGCGAGGGCGACGTCGCGGGGTGTCATCTGCGCCTCGTAGAACGCGACCGCCTCGGGGCTCTCCCGGAGTCGCCGGGTCGCGAAGTCCTGGATGCTCTCGTCGTCGACGCGGCAGCGTGCGCAGAGCCGTCGACCTGGCCGCCCGCCCGGGGAGACGATCCCGGACTGCATGATGACGGCCATCCGGTGCGGCTCCTGCTCGCCGATCGCGACGCGGCCGCATCCGTCACACTGGATGACGATGACCGGATGGAGCTGGACGATGCCGTGGACGGCGCCGGGGGCCGTCGGCCAGCGCTCGACGCTCGCGGGGGTCGGGGAGGTCACGCGGCACCGTCCGTGGTCTCGTCGGCCGCGGCGGCCTCGACGGTCTCGGCGAGGGTGTCGACGATGAGGCGAGCCTCGGCGCGGGTGAGCTCCTTCGAGGAGCCGAGGGGGCGTCCGACCATGTCGGAGACGGTCGCGCGGATGTCGTCGCGGTCGGTGATGCCTCGCGCGGTCAGGCCCTCGCTGATCCGGGTGAGCTGTGTGCGCGTGGCCATCGGCTCGGGCGCGGGCGTCGCGGTCGGGGCCTCCTCCTGGGCGGGCTCGGGCTGCTGGGGTGCGGGCTCGACGACGGTGGCCGTGGCGAGCAGGTCGGCCGTCGACTCGCGGCGAGGCCGCGCCGGGCGCACCGAGCGCTCCGGGGTGACGTCGACGTGGTCGATGACCTGGAGCTCCTCGACGGAGGTGTCCAGGCCTGCGAGGGCGTCGGGCGCCATGCGGCGGCAGACGTCCGACGCCGCGCGGGCCCACAGCATCGCCTGCGGGTCAGTCTGGTACTTCTTGTTGCTGGTGTACCCGGCTAGCTTGGCGCGGGCGATGGTCCAGGTGACGCGCTCGACGTGGTCAGATCCACGGCGCTGGCCTGCGACGGTGACGGCCTCGTCGGTGGAGTCCTCGGTCCAGATCTGGTGGCCGCGGGACTGCACGATGGCGACCATCTGGCGGGCGTACATGCCCGGAGATCCGTTGACGACGTAGATGGCGCGCAGGCTCGCCATGGGGTCGAGCCCGATCGCGGCGCCGTACATGATCGCGGCGGCGACATCGTCGGCCTTCCCCCGGAAGTGCTGCGGGACAAACGCCGTGGTGGCGAGCGCCTGGGCGAGCTGGTGGGCGCCGGCCATCTGCTCGACGGCGCGCATGATCGCCTGCGATCCGAGGTCGGCGGCCGTCAGCGCGGACTCGGCGCCGGGCTGGTAGGTGGTGAGGTCGGTCATGTCAGTACTCCTCGTGCTCGATGTGGTCGGCGCTGTACCAGCGCGGGGGCTGGAGTAGGTGGATGCCTGCCCCGTAGCCGGGCCACTCGTCGGTGGCCCGGCATTTGGCGTACAGGTCGATGGCGGCCCGGACGCGCTCGGCCGCGACGGCGGCGTAGGCGGCGAGATCCACCACGGACACCAGGTACGGCGGCTCCTTGCCCACGAGGACGTGGAGGAAGCGGGCCGGGCGGATGCCGAGCAGGTGCTCGACGCCGTCGCTGTAGTGCTCGCGCTGCTCGGGTGCCCCGAGGTCGACGGCCGCGCGCGCGTACCGGTACGGGTCCGGCGTGGCCGTCGTTTTCAGGTCGACGGCCACGAGCGCCTGCGGGTGCCAGTAGTCCAGTCGCCCTCGGCAGCGGACTCCCGTGGCGGGGTCATCCCAGATGAGGGACACCTCAGGCTTGCCGCCCTGGAAAAGCGGTCCCGCGTCCGGGTGCTCAGCCACGGCCCGCGCCATGGCGTCCGCCTTCTCGGCGTCCTCCGGCTTGAGGGGGACCAGGCCCGCCTCGCGCGCCTCGGCGACCGCCTGCTTGGCGGCCTTGGTGGTCCAGGGGCCGGGGATGATGGCCTCGTCGAGGCCGACCCCGAGGACCCGTCCGTGGACGGCATGCCCGAGGTCGAACGCGCTCTTGGGCGGTTCGGGGTGGTCTCGGTGCCACCGGTACACGGCGGGCGCGTCAAGCATGCGCTTGATGCCGGTCGAGGACAGTCCGGGCAGGCAGTGGTACTCCTGCTCGGGGATGTCCGGGTGGACTCCGACGCCCCATGTCTCAGTGCTGGTCACGGTCTCGCTCCTGTCGGTCCTCTCGTGCCTGGCAGTCGGCGCAGATGCCGCCGTGTGTGATGACGCCTGTCCGTCCGCACCCGCCGTGACAGGGCGGCATGGCGTACTGGTCGGTCACTTGGCTCCTCCGTGGGTGGGGCAGTCGGGGGTGAGGCAGGGGAGCGGACGCCTGTCCGCGCGGACGCGTCCGGGGCCGTCGAGGGCCAAATCGAGGACCTCGGCGGGGGTCATGTCCGTCCGGACGCCCGGGGCGATAGGCCACGGACGCGGACGGGCGGACGGCAGGGTGTCGAGCCACTCGCGCAGACCGTCACGTGACATCCGTCCGGTCCGGGACAGGAGGTCTGCGACGTACTCGATCTCGACGTCCGTGATCGGGCGCGGACGGTCCGGGGCGAGCTGTGCTGCGACGGGCTCGGGCTCCAGGAGCCACCGGTACAGCCAGGACCGGCGGCGTCCGTGACGAGGTGATGTCACGACCGCACCCCCCGTCGGCGGGCGCGCTCGGCGCGCTTGCGGCAGCCGTCGTTGCAGTAGACGCCCCGGTTGCCGAGCTTCTCGGCGGACAGGAGTGCGCCGCAGGCGCGGCAGTGGAAGTCCGGGTCCGCCTGGATGCGGGCACGGACGACCTCGCGCAGGATCTCGTCCTGATCGGTCAGGACATCGTCGCGTGTCACGTGACCACCAGCCAGGCCCATACGGCGTACGCCGTGACGAGCAGGACGAGGACGGTCACGGACACGTGTCCGCGGGCACGGGATCGGCTCATCGGGACACACCTCCGTCACGCTCCAGGGCCTCGACGTCCGTGAGGCACTGATTACGGGCGTCACGCAGGTCGCGCTCGACGACGGCGCGGTCCGCGTCCACCTCGTCCGCACGCTGCCGGACCGCGTCCGCGTGGTCCAGGACGTCCATGACGTCACGGCGTGACCCGACGCCGTACGTGTCACGAAACCGCGCGTCCCAGTCCTGCGCGGACTCGGACAGGACGTCGAGCTCGCGGTAGACGTCGATGAGCTCGTCCGCGTACTCGATCGTCCGGGCGCACGTGTCCGCGAGCGCCACGATCTCGGTGCGGACGGGCGTCACGGCGGCGCCGATGGCGGTGCCGCCGCCGACGCCCACGATCAGGGCCGCGCCCGTGACGTAGGCGAGGAGGCGGGCGACGCGTCCGGCAGGCACGCCTGTCGTGTCGTCGTCGGGCAGGTCGTAGCCGGGGGAGGTGTCGGTGATCCTCATGCCGTCACCGCCCGCAGGATGGCCGCACGCAGGACGTCGGCCAGGTGGGCGCGGTGGTCGCGCAGGGACTCGAAGTAATCGAGGCCCTCGCCGAGCCACTCGTCGCAGGAGCATGCATCGCCGCCCAGGGGCAAGCGGTGCCTGGCGAGCACTGCGGCGATGTCGACGCGGTCGAGGGCCTGCTCGACGGCGCGCGTGGCTGCCTCCTCGGCCTGGTCGAGCTGCACGAGCGCGGGGGTGATGCTCGCCAGGCCCGCCTGCGAGGAGGCGCGGTGCGGAGTGACGGTCGAGCGCGTCCACGTCGCCCCGCACTCGTCGCAGGCGACGAGGTCGGATCCGGCCACGCCGTGGTGAGCGTCGGTGTGAGAGCACGGAACAGCGGCCGTGGGCCGCTCGCCGTCCTCGTCGTACGCGAGGGCCTCGGCATAACCGATGTCGTGGACGTAGCCCGCCTCCTCGGGGCGGACGGCCTCGATCAGCTCGATACGCCGCCTCTCCCACGAGGCCGCCCCGGTCAGGTCGTCGGTGAGCGCGACGATCGTCGCGCCGGTGTAGCCCTCCAGGATCGTGTATCTACGGTCGGTGACCGCGATCCGGGTGTAGGGATAGATCCTGATCCCGATGATGCGCCCCTCCAGGACGAGACCCTCCGGAGGGGCGTAGCCGTCCTCCAGGGTGATGCGGACGAGGTCGCCAACCTGGAACGGACGGGGATCGGCTGCGGGGGCAGCGAGTGTGGTGATCATCAGGCGTCAGCTCCAGGCATCGTCGCGAGGGCGGGGGCAGGGGTGTCCGACAGCTCGTCGGGGTAGAACGCCAGCCAGTCAGTGCCAGCAGCCGCACCGATGAGGCGGACGCGCAGCATGCCGAGCGACGTGCCGATGACGACGCCGGCCGAGCCGCGGTACCGGCCTGCCGCGACGTACACGAGGCGCAGCGGTCGGATGTCGTCCGGGGCGTAGTGGTGGTCCTCGCCCTCGGTGTCGCCGTCGTGCAGGACGGTGACGTGGTCGGCGGGGATCTCCCACCACCAGCGCTCGGCGTCGCTGGTGTGGGTCACGGTCGCGACGCCGTGCGGCGTGACGACGCGGTCGCCTGTCTGGTAGGTGTGCACAGGTAGACTCCTGTCTCGGTGGGGCCGTCCCGGTGTCTGGTGATGCGGGGGGCGGCCCTGTCGTATGCCCGGAGACCGTCCGGGCGGCGGTGGATTAGGAGGCGCGCTTGGCGGCCTGACGCTTGGCCGACAGCGGGGTCGGCGTGAGGATGTCCGCGCCGTCCGGACGGCGAGCCGTCAGGTCCTCATGGCGCGTGGCGCGGATCGCTGCCATGGCTTCGGCGAGGTCGAAGCGCCACAGCGCGCCGACCTTCACGCCTGCGAGGGATTCCGCGTTCTGTCGGACCCACTGCGCGGGACGCTGGAGGTGTGCGGCCACCTCGGCGGTCGTCAGGAGTGCAGGCCCGGGGCTGGTCATGTCGATCACGCGGCCTGCATGTGGCGGTGCTCAGCGAGCGCCACAAGGTCGGACGTGCGCGGCAGGCCGTAGTAGGCGGCCAAGGCGATGACATATCCGTACTTCGCCGTGCTGGCGTCGACCTCCATCCGCTCCAGGACGGTGCGAGGAACGCCCGTGGCCTTGGCTACGGCGTAGTAGCTCAGGCCGCGCGTCGTGCGTAGCTCCCGCAGTGCGGCGGCGAGGCTGACTCCGTCACTCATGTCCGTGCCTCCATCCCTCATGTGTGTGATGGACATGGACGCACCGTACTCGCCCTGTGGGACGACGTCAACCGCTCGTGTGATGGAGTCACTCGTGCGGCTATTGTGATGTGAATCGTTTTTGGTCTGGCGGATTGACGTCCAATCGGGTGACACCGTCACACGTCCGGGGTACTGTCCAGGCGTGGAAAACGCACAGAGACGACGCGAAGAGGTCGAGGCGCTCGGTCGGCAGATCAAGGCGGAGAGATCTGGCGCCGGCATGACGCTGGAGCAGCTAGCCGACCTCGTGGGCGTCCACAAGAACACGCTTCACAACTACGAACAGGGCACGAGAGAGATCCCATTCGGGGTGCTGGCCGAGCTGGCTCGCGCGCTCGGCATTGAGTCAGTGTCGTCGCTCATACGGAGCAGTGAGGAGCGTGCTGGCAGGCGGCGGTGACCTGGATAGCAGCACGAAACTCGAACCCGCGCGCCATAGGGGTAATCTCCCGCGCCATGATGCCGATCATGCTGCGGATGGAGGTCCCCGACACGCCGGTCTGTGGCGTGCCACATCTCGGCGTGTCGTTACCACGGTAACGGGGTAAATCCCAGGATCCGGACGCGCGACCGCTACCCTCGACGGAACATCGACACGAGGGGGAGCCATGGCAGACGACAGGCAGGACGACGGACTGCGACCGGGCGCGCGCGTGATGATCAGCGGCGGGCGGCACGGGCTGCAGACCGGACGCCTGATAGGCGCGGGCGAGCGCGACGCGACCGTCGAGCTCGCGGACGGTCCAGTGACCGTCGCGCGGTCGCAGGTGCGCGCGATGGAGTGATGGCCGGCGCGCCCCGGCGGGGGATCTTCCTCGCCCGCTTTACATACACACGGTACGTGTGTATGATGGGTGCTATCAGGCAGAGACCACGAGGGTCTCAGCCGGACGAGAGGACAGTCTCATGGAGACCACCACCTGGACCCACCCGACCACCGGTCAGATCCGCCACTACATCGACGGGCAGTACGTCCTGGACCTGATGGGCGCTGAGGACGCCTACGGTTTCGGCTACTCGGGTGCGGACATGGACCGCGTCCTCGCCGCGAAGTGGTGGCTGGACGAGGATGGCGCGCTGCACATCGATCGCCTGTCGGAGCGCGGCCGGATCGACGCCGCGCACATCCGCTCCCTCGTCGAGGCGCAGATCGCCGCCGACGCGGCCGCCGAGGCTGAGGACGTCGAGGAGGTCCCGGCCGAGACCGTGCGCACCGAGTGCCCGGCCTGCGGTCGCCGGATCGCGGTCCGTCGGGACGGCCGTCTGTACGTGCACGGCCCTCGTGCCGCGCGCTGCCCTGGCGAGGAGCCTGAGGCCCTCGACGTCGACGACGTGATCGAGGACGAGGCCGAGGCCCTGATCGTCGGGCTCGCGTCGGCCGACGATTTCGAGTACGTCGGGCGGAGTCGTGATGCTCTCGCGCGGGCCTTCGGCCTGGACGACGAGGTCGAGGAGTCGGAGGTCGACCCCGAGGCCGCCGAGGCCGCTCGTGAGTACGAGCAGGTCGCGCTGGACGACGTCCGCGAGGGCGACATCGTGACACTGCGCTCCACCAGGGTCGACGCCGAGATCACGGCCCGCGCGTCCGGAGTGACCCGCAGCATGTCGACGGCGGGCGAGGTGGAAGAGACGACCATCAGCCTCGATCTCGGACCGATGGCGGGGCTGTCGTGGGGGACGAGGTGGATCGTCATCGACTCGGACAGTCCGTGGCAGCTCGCCTCCGCGAAGCGCAGGGCGCCTGGCTCCGCCGAGAGCGACTGACAACCCCTGCTCCCCCGCCGCGCGGCGGGGGAGCGCCATGCCCCTGAGCGGAAGGAAGGCTGAATCATGAGCGAGGAGACGTACACGACGGCGCGCAAGGCGGCCCAGGCCATTGGCGTGGGTGCGCAGGCCGTAGAGGGATGGCGAGCGGATGGGTCCATCTCGCCGACCGGGCCGTGGACGCGCGAGGAGCTGCTCGCCGTCAAGGAGGGTCGGTGGCCGTATGACGGTCGATCGAGCGCGCCGCACGGCACCACGGACTCGTGGCGCAGCGGCTGCTCCTGCGATGCCTGCACGCACGCGCACAACGAAGAGAGCCGGAGCCTCACTCAGCGTCGGCGGGATGAGCGCCTGGATCCGATCTGGGATCGCCTCCTGGACGACATCGCCAATGGCGCGCAGTACGCCGATGCGTGCAAGCGGCACGGCCTGACGGCTCGCGGAGTGTCCTTGATGGCGCGCGCCGACCCGGACAGGCGAGTAGCCCTGGACGCTGCCCTGCTGCTCGGCAGAGACCCGAAAATCACACACGGCATCCCGGCTGGATATCGCAGAAGGTGCCGCTGCCCCGAGTGTCGCCGCGCGGTCGAGAAGTGGAAGTAGCGCGAACGCCCCGCCCGGATGGGCGGGGGCGGCACCACGACCGTCCCAGGACATTCCTACCCCCCACACCACCCACATCACAGGAGGACATCATCATGAGCATCACCACCGAGGCTGGATCCGTCTACACGATTTTCGGCATCGACTCGATCGAGTCGGTCATCGACGCCGTGGCGGGCGACGAGAACATCGAGGCGTACGACGCCGCCGTCGCGGCCTACCAGCAGGAGCTGGAGGACCTGCTCCCCGAGGGCTGGACCATCGCGGGCGACGTCGTGTACCGCGAGGTGGACGCCGAGGACGTCGACGTCGACGAGCTGCGCGAGGCGGCCCGAGACATCTCCCTGGACTGGGCGCTGTACGGCTCGCCCGTGGAGGTCGCGCGAGAGGAGCACGAGGCCCTCGCCGTGGCTGAGCGCGAGGCACGGCGCCACCGCGACCGTCGCGACGCGGCGATCCGTGCCGCCCGCAGTGCGGGACGGTCGCGATACTCGATCGCGCGCGAGCTCGGCTGGAACGAGCAGGGGGTGGCACGCGTGGAGGAGCGCGGCTGACCCACCACCCCACCCCCGCCGGCCATCACCCCCGGCGGGGGTCTCTCTCATCCGCTTTACATACACACGGTACGTGTGTATGATGGGTGCTATCAGGCAGAGACCACGAGGGTCTCAGCCGGAGAGGCAGGAGATGCAGATGAGCAGGGCATACCGCTACGAGGTCCAGGACGACATCGAGTCGCAGGAGGAGAGCCGGGCATGGGAGGACCGCACCCGGGCGCGGTCCCAGGAGTGCTTCGGGTGCCTGGAGCTGATCTACCGGCTCGGTAGCGGCGAGTGGGTCCTGCTGGACGACGAGGGACACCCCAACAGCTGCCGTCATCGTCCGCCGGAGGACTCGGCCGAGATGCACGTGATGTGGCTGGACAGGCTGGACCGCCAGGAGGCTGGCCTCATCTGACCCCCCGCCCCGCCCGGATGGGCGGGGGTGCCCCCTGACCTACCCCACCATCACCCCCATAGGAGACACATCATGAACCTCAGCGACGCGACCCCGACGACAGCAATCGTCCTGATCGGCCACCAGGCCGACCCGCAGAAGATCCGGATCAAGTACCTCGCTGACGAGCTCGTGGAGATCGAGTCGCCCACGGCCGAGATCCCGGCCGACGCCACGGGGCAGCTCATGGTCGACGCCCGTCGCGAGGCGGCGGAGATCCTGACCCGGTTCGCTCGCGGCGAGCAGGTGGGCTACTTCGACCGGATCAAGGCCGAGGAGACTCTCGGCGTCACGATCAATCCCGATCCGGTCGTCATCGACGAGGACTGATCCGCGCACAGAAAACCGCCCCGCTCACCATCAGGTGAGCGGGGCGGTTTCCGTTCCCCTACGCCATGCACGTCCCCCAGAGACGGGCGGTAGGAGCAGTCTACTCGGGTCGATCCTCGATGGCGCGGATGTCATCCAGGATCGCGCGCTCGGAGGAGGTGACATGCGGGTCGCCGTCGCCATACACGGGCGGGTGCGCGGAGCCGAGGAGGATGCGCGCGAGGCGATCAGGCAGATGCGGCTCGATCGCGCGCACGAGCGTGTAGTAGGCGCCCTGGAGTATCGCGGTCAGTCCGATGACCAGACCGGCCTGCGCGCTGGCGTCGAGGTCGATGCCGAGGGTGAGCAGCCAGGAGGCCAGCGCGCCGACGGCGATCGGGATGTAGGTACGTAGCAGAGATCTGACCAGGTCGGTCATCAGATTTTCCCTTCGTTGAGCCGCTCCTGGAGTGCCATGACGGCGCGTGAGCGGGCAGAGATGACGCCGTCCGCGGTGGTGTGCAGGTCGGCCTGCAGTGCGCGGACGTACTGTGGGCCGAGGAGTCCGTCCAGGCGCGCGAGGTATAGGCCTCGGGAGCGCAGGAGCTCCTGGTGGGCACGGATCGCCTGGGATCCGCGCGGGCGTCGAGCGGTCCAGTCCCAGCCGGTGGTGAGGCCGGGATTGCGTGCGCGCCAGGCGTCCTCCTGGCTGGAGACGATGCCGTCGGGCATGGTGCCGAGGGCCTCCTGGAGGCGGCGTGTGGTCGCGCTGCCCCACCAGCCGTCGACGGCGAGGCGAGACGGGCCGCCGGCGGACTGCGGGCCCCGGATCGGCTTGGACACGGGTGTCGCGCCGAGGGATGCGCGGCGGGCGACGTCGTCGAGGCGGGGCAGGAGGTAGGGGCCCGGGCATGCCGTGGCGACGCCGTACTCCTGATGGCCGCGCAGGTTGGCGCGGGTCGTCGGGAATCCGTACCGCGATCCGAGGTCGCGGTAGAGCGCGACGAGGGTGCTCATGGCGGCATCAGAGATCCGCCAGTGCGGCGCGCCGGAGGAGTTCTGGATCTCGACGGTGATCTTGTCGGCGTCGGCCGCGTACGACGACGTGGTCCAGGCGCGGTACCGCTCGTCGACCGATCCGATGAGGGTGCCGTCGGTGAGGATCAGATAGTTCGCGGACGCCGGGTCGCTGGACTCGATGAGGCGGCGCAGGCCGGACAGGCCCGTGCCCGCCCAGTGGTGGACGTTCAGGCCGCGAATACGGCCGCCGGACGGCCGCGGCGACCACTTCGGTCCGCCACGGTATCGGCCGGTGGGTGGACGGATCTCGTCGGTTAGAGGTGAGTAGGTCACTATGCCTCCTGGGCATGACAAGAGCCCCGGCCGACAGGCTCGGGGCTCGTGATATTCGGGGTCATCGCCGCCTGCGCCACCACGGCAGGCTCAGCTCGCGCAGGTCGCGCTCGACCTCCTCGCGCCAGGCGCTCTCGCCCTCGATGTGGCGCGCCAGATCGACGGTCAGTGCCGCGAGATCCTGCGCGATCCGCTCCTGCCGGATGTCGGCCGCGTCGAGCTGCTCGCGCAGATTCGGCGTCGGGTGACCGGCGTGCTCGTTCTCCGTGTGCTCGCGGATCACGCGCGTGTCCCGCCGGGCGCGGATCGTGGCGACGAGATTGGGTACCTGGACGCAGATCACGACCAGTGCGGCGACCAGTGCGGCGGGCCAACTGTCGACGGTGGAGATGTCGGGCATGCGGCACGTCCTATATCTCGGGTGCGCCCTGGATCGCGCGGACGGGTCCGATCATCGTGCCGATCGCGCCCCGGTCCAGGGCCAGAGCATTGTCTGTGGTGGATGCGATGTCGGCGCCGATCAGTGGCCGGTCGAGGTCGGCCAGGTCGTCCCACATCGCCTGCGGGGCGCTGGCGTCGAGGCCGAGCATGTCCCAGTGCGCGGCCTGCTGGCGCACGGTCGACGGGTCGGCGGTCCAGTCGGCGGCCCGGAAATGGCCCCAGGACTGGTAGCCGCGCGATCGCGCCCAGTCGGCCACGGGCGTCGCGTCGCCGGACGAAAATTTTATGGCGACGCGGCGCCTGGCGTCGGGCATGAGGTCCTCGACGAGGTCGAGCAGGTCGTCACGCGCGGCCTCCCCGCCCTGGTATTTCGGGTCCAGGAGGATGACGCCGGGCCACGGGTCTACGAGGTCCTCCAGGAGCGCGTACCGCTGGTCCCCGAATCTCGGATCCCCACCCGACGGCGACTGGTTCGGGTAGGTGAGGACCTCGGCCCAGGTGAGGGTCGTCGGATCGATGTCGACGCCGCTCGTGCGTAGCAGGGTGCGGTCGTGCAGGCCGAACCACCGGCCGTCGCGGGTGAGCGCGACGGAGATCTCCAAGGCATCGACGCGGCGCAGCATGCACTCGGTGACCGCCCGGCGGGAGTACTCGGCCCAGTCCATCCGGCCGGTACGGTGCGCGATCGTGAACTCGGGCGTGGCGAGCATGCGCGAGATCGATCGGGCGCCGCCGGGCATGACGGCGATGGCCGTGACGGTCTGCTCGGCCGCGCCGTCCCACATCGTGATCTCGGCCGGGACCTCCTTCTCGCCGTCCCAGACCGAGAGCGTCGTCGTCACTCCACACCCCGCAGCGCGAGCACCTGGGCGCCGAGCGCGTTCACGCTGTTGTCGGCGGTGGCGACGGTGTGCTGCGGCCAGTCGCCCGCCTCGGCGATGGCCCAGGCGACACCGAGGATCGAGTACGCGGACGTGTCGCCCGACGTGCTGGCCTCGATGACCGTGGACATGGTCTCGGAGTAGACCAGCGGGAACGGGCTCGCCGTCGGCGACACCTGGCCGACGGTCACCTCCAGGATCAGGCCGTCGGCCGATCCCTCCAGCTCGGGCACCGTGTACGTCGATCCCGTGGGCCGCTCCCCGATCTCGCCAGACGCGAGCACGGGAGCGTCCAGGTCGACACCGACGACGCGCGCCATCGTGCCGGTCGAGCGGCCGCCGACATTCCAGGAGAACGTCGCCGACGACGGCGGTGTCGAGGTGACGCGGTAGCCCCAGATCGTCGTCGTGCGGAAATCGCCGACGCTCGTGTCCAGCTCCTGGAGTCGGGTCCACCCGGACGGCGCAGAGGCCGTGGCGCCGGTCGTGTGCAGGTGCGTGACCGCGATCAGCAGATCGCCCGTCGTCGTGCCCGACGGCACTGCGAGCGAGATCTCGGACGCTGACTCCGACGACGCCGTCGTGCGCGTCGACGCGATCACCTCCATCGACGTCACCGGCGGCGCACCCCCAGACCTGACGATCAGCGTGCCCGCACGCGTCGTCACCGACGGGTCCGCGCCATCAGGCAGCCACAGGATGTCACCACCACCACCACCGCCGCCGCCGGAGATCGTGATCGCACCGTCCTCGTCCGGGACGGCGCCGTTGATCGAGCGGACGACACCGACCGCGAGCGTCTGCGCGGCCGAGGCGGCATCACGCGCGTCCTGACGGGCCTGCCGGGCCTCGGCCCGCATGGCGGGCTCGAAATCGACCGGGCCGCGAGCGCCGGATGACTCGTCGAGCCAGTCGAGGTAGACGTCGGCAGGCTGCTCGGTGTCGATGTAGTGGGGTGGGGTGGTGTATCGCCGGGTGACGGTGAGGAGTGATCCGGGGATGGGGTCGGATGCGGCGTCGTAGATCGGGTAGGGCGTGCTGGTGCCGCGATCGACGATGCGGACCTGCTGCCCGACCAGGCCGGGCAGGACCTCGCCGGTCGCGGTATCTCGGACGTTGGATTCGTCGACTCGGTACATAGGCATGTCATGCCTCCTGGTGGGTGGGGGCGGGCATCAGGAGACCCGCCAGGCGGCGTCGATGATGACGGTGACGTCGGGTCCGGCGGGCCCGATGGTGATGCCCGGGGGGCCCGAGTTGAGGATGATGAGGCCTCCGGGGGTGATGTGCGCGCCGCCCCAGTAGGTGGAGCCCGCCCTCGAGGAGACGCGGGCCGATCCTGTGACGATCGATGCGGGGCGGTCCGCGCCGTGCAGGACGGCGAGCTGCTGGTCTGCGATGCCGCCAGTCCCGGTCGCAAATGTCAGATTCCCGCCGTCAGGTACACCGGCTCGACGGGCCTCGAAATGCAGTTCGCGGCGACTCCCGTCGCGGGTGAGTGCTGCGCCGCGCCGCTCCCATCCGGGGGCTCCAGGGGATGCGGTGGCGGCCAGGCCTCGTAGAGTCTCGACGGGCTCGGACTCGACGACCCAGTCCACGGTGCCTGCGACGAGGTCGCGGCGGTAGATGGTGCCGTCTCGTGTGGCACGGGTGCCGAGGGGTGCTGCGGGCGGCAGTGTCGCGCCGGGCTCGACCGTGACCGGGCGGCCCAGCCACATGCGCTCGGCCGTGACGAGCGCCTGGTTGAGGCCCTGCCCCTCAATGCGGCGGATCCGCCACAGTCGCAGGTCGGTGTCCGGGTCGATCACGGGTGCGTCGAGGGATCCCTCGGTGCCGGTCAGGATGGTGAGGCGGATCGGTCCGGGCGCAGTGCCGTAGGTGGCCGGGTCGCGGCGCAGGACGATGCGGTCCGTGCGACCCACGGGCCCGCCGCCGTCCGAGGGTGGCACGGTGACGGACTGCGTCTGCCCCGCTGGGATGATGTGCGGGTGGCCGTGGACGAGGCCCACGCTTGGGATCGTGGGCGATCCAATCTCGACGTCGTCAGACCCTGAGGGCAGGGCGATGTCGTAGGCGGTGCCGTCCGTGTCGGAGATGATCCCGGTGGCGTCGCCGAATATTTCCCGCCACCGCTGCAGGGTGAATTTTTCGCCCGGTAGCGGGCCGGAAATCTCTACGTCCTCGGCCATTACAGGCTCCTCTCCAGGGCTCCGAGTCGTGACAGGGCCCGTGTCAGCTGCACGTCAGATGGTGTGGCGATCGTGGTCGCGCCGGGCACGCCGACGGTCACGCGGCGGTCGTCGGCGCGGCCGGGCCGGACGGTGGTCACGACCTCGCGCACGCGTGGCGACGGGATGTCCAGGGGTAGGCCGGGCAGCTCGACGCCGACGCGGCTACCGATCCGGTAGGTGTCGCGATAGACGGCGTCACCCGCGTCCGCGAGCTCGAGTGTGATGGATACGGGCTGCGCGCCCTCGTCGAGGGCGCGGCCTGCGGCGTCCTGGATGACGTCCAGGTCGTCGGTCTGTCGCTGGTCGACCAGGACCTCGACGCGGCGCCCCCACAGGGATACGGCGTTCTCACTGGTGAAGCGGGCCGCCTCCCGCGCCTCCCGCTCGCCCGCCGCGAAAACCACGGCGTCCGTGGCGTCGGGTGCCGAGTACTGGTATCCCCAGGAGGTGACCGCGCCGGACGTGCGTGCCGACCGCACGTCGCCGAAGACGATGTCCTCGGATACGTCGCCCGCGTCCATGACGGCGACCAGGAGGCGAGGCGCGCCCGTGGACTCGTCATGCACGATGTCGACGTCCAGGCCGCCCGCCTCGGCGACGGCCGCCACGAGCTCGCCCAGCACGTCCATGCGGGCCTCGACGCGCGTCGTGCCGCCCCGGCCCTGCGAGACCGGCACCACCAGGTCCGGCAGGCGGCGTGCAGGGATCAGTGCGGCCGGGCCGAGGTGGTCGGCGATCAGGCCGAGGATGATGCTCTCGCGTGCGCCCGTGCGCACGTCGTGCGACGTCGAGAACGTGCTCGGCGTCGAGGTCAGTGCGTGGGTCGGGTCGGGGTAGGCCAGGCGCGTCCACAGCTCGCGCCGATCCCCGACGAAGCCGATCGTGGTGAGATCGCGCATGCGGCCCGTGTCGGGGTCGTACTCGTACTGCCGCTGCACCGCGCGAGCCCGCCCCGAGGCCACGAAATCCGTGCCGTCGTACAGGATCGTTCCCATGCCCGGCGTGAACGCCGGCATCGCCTCCGACGGTCCGGCGAGCACCCACGACGGCGGACCGTTCGTGATGTGCCGCTCGACGACGGTCAGCTCAGACCATGTCGACAGCGGGTCCAGGGTGCGGCCGAGATCCGCATCACGCGGGTGGATTGTCCAGGTCACCATAGACCCCCGTACCGTCCACGCCACGTCATCCGCAGCCGCGTATCGCCGTCCGCGGCCGCGGCTGTGATCGAGATCAGATTGCGGCCGGGCTGCAGGGGCTCCAGGCGTGACCCGAGAGCGATCCTGCCTGCTGCCGGCACCCCGTCCAGGCGCACGGATTTGCGGCGTGGGTCCGTGACGATGCGGAGCGTCGAGCCCGCGTCCACGCCGTCGGGCACGCTCAGATACAGGCCCGTGTCGGCCTCCAGGACGAGGTTAGGTCCGGTCGGTCCGTCGATCTCGATGGTCACGTACGGCGGCAGCTCGGACGTGATCGGCAGGGGCATGCCCTCGCCGAGGATGACGTCAGGAGATAGCTCCAGGTCCTCGAAATCGGGGGCGCCCGTGTCGCCGTCATCCCAGGCGAAAAACGCGTCCGCACCGTCGCCGAGACCCACCTCGAATGGTGCCGCGTCGCGGCGATCCTCGGCGAACGGCACGGGCGCGACCAGGTCGAGGACGCGGTTTTGGCGGACGGTGGACGGACTGCCCTCGCCCTCCAGACCGCCACGCCGCGCGAACCCGATCTGCCGTGTACCGCTAGGAGACGATACGACTAGACGGAATGATCCATCAGGCGTCATCCCGTAGCGGGGATTGGTGATGTCCTTCAGCCGCTGTATAGAGCGGTTGAGGTCGGTCCAGTCACGCCCGCCGATCGTGACTGGCAGGAGCGCCTCGCGCGGCGGATAGTTCACGCCGACGACCGACATGCCCTCCACGCCCGGCGTGTACTCCGACAGGATGTCCGCGGGCGCCTCCTCCAGGCCCGTCGCCCCAGACCGCCACCGGATCGGGCCTGTCGACAGCTCCACGCGCCGCGCCCCGTCCCACGACTCCAGCCACAGGGTCAGATCACGACGTGCGACAGGCGGGCCTGCACTCTCGCCGACCGACGCCAGCACAAAGAACGTCATGCGATCGCCCCCAGCAGCGCGCGCTTCTGCATGGCGCGCGTGACGCCGCGCGCGATCGCCGCATCTGTGCCGCCGTAGTGCGTGATGTACACGTCGCCGCCACCAGACGGCGCCGGACTCGACGACGGCGCCGACACGATACGCGCCGTCTCATCAGCCGGGATCACAGTGCCCGCCTGCCCGAATCTCACGAGCTCAGGCCCCTCCTCGCCGACCAGGAACGTCTCGCCCGGCCAGACCGGGCCGCCCTCGGCGCGCTGGGGCCCGCCCCACACGTACGGGTAGTCCTCCACGCGCGGACGGATCAGGACACCGATCGCCCCAGGAATGGCGTTGATTTGGGCGCGCGCCTCGGCGAATCCCGAGGTGGTCGCATTGATATTGACGCTCTTCTGCCCCGGGATCGCCTCGACGTCACGCTTGACGCCGCGAGCCTTATCGGACGCCTTATCGACGAGATTGGCCTCGGTGCTGACTTCCTTCGGGATGAGTCCGTACTCGTCCGCGAGGGCGCGCGCCTGGTCCTGCGTGAGCCCCATCGCCTCCATCTGGTCAATGAAGGCATCACGCGCCTGACGCACACGATCACGCACGTCATCCTGCGCCTCGCCGTTGGCGTAGGCCGCCTCGGCCTGCCGCAGCATGCCGTCGCGGACCGCACGCACCTGACTATCCAGGAGCCGCCCAGACTCGGTCGACCTATCGAAAGATCCATCCAGGAGATCGACACGGATTTTGGATCCGTCAGCCGCATATCCGACCTGAGCAATACCGTCAGCGAGACGATTTGTCGCATCCGACAGAGCTGCATTCTTGATCAGCCCCTCGCCGAGACCATCAAGCTTCTCCTGGGCCGGGTCGAGACCATTCTCGATGAGCTTCGTACGGATCGCCTCGGCAGCATAATCCGAACCCTCGTCGAAGGCCTCGAAGGACGCCCTCGCATTCTCAGAAATGCGCTCGAATTCATCCGCCGCATCCCCCAGATTCACGAACGGGATACGGTCAAGGCCGTCAATCGTCGCCTCGATCAGATCCAGCAGAGCAGGTCCGGCCGTGCCCACAAAGTCGCCGAACGCCTCGGTTCCTGCCGCCGCCCCCTCAACCAGGGAGCGCCCGAAATCGATAGCCCCTGTCGCCGCCTCGAAAAGGAATGTGACAACAGCCTCGCGATTTTCACTAACGAATTGCGCGAACCCTTCGATCTGCGGGGCAAAAGCCTCGGCCAGCGCGCCCTTAATGCCGTTCCCGGCAAGCTCAATAGCGCGCTGCGCCTTCTCGACCTCGGCGGCAGTATTGTCGCCGAGAGTGGTCAGAGCGCGCGACGCCGCCCCGCCGAGGCCATCGAATTCGCGGGCGGCCTGGTCCAGGTCCATCGCGTACAGTGCGGCACCCAGATCCTCGGCCTGCGTGCCGAAAAGTGCGACAGCCGCTGTATTCCGTGCGACCGGGTCCTCGATCGCCCGCAGGGCGTCCAGGGTCGCGTCCAGCGCCTCGGCCGCCTCCGGCCCGCCCGCCGCGATCTTCGCGGCCATCTCCTCGGCAGACAGGCCAATCGCGTCGAAGCCCTCCCTCGTGAGGGCGGAGTCGTCGATCGCGCGGATCGAAAATTCTTTCAGGGCGTCCGCGGCGATGTCCGTGTCCCGGGCGCCGGCACGCACGCCCTGAGACAGCAGCCCGAGGACCTGCCCGCCATCCAGGCCCAGCTTCTGCCACTGGACCGAGTACTCGTCCAGGGTATCCAGCCAGTCCTCAGAGACGTTCAGCCCGGCCTGCTGGCCCGCGACGATAATGTCGAACGCCTCGCTCGCGTCGCGAGCGAGGCCGGTTTTCAGCAGCTGCGACGTCGAGCGTGTGACACGCGGGATGTCCTCACCGATGACGGCCGCCACTCCGGACAGGGACTCGATGATCTGCTGCGCATCACGCTGCGTCGCCTGCGGGTCCAGTAGGCCCGACTGCACGGCGAGTCGCGCGGCGTCCATATTCTCGGCGACCGAGTCACCGAAACGACTCGCGTACGCCTCGCCTGCAGCGGCACCGAGGCGCGCCACGGTCGCCTCATCCAGGCCAGTACGTGCGGCCAGGAGGTCGGACCGCACCTCCACGGCCAGACCGTCCTGGAATCCCCGCACGACAGCCTGGCCGACCGTGTCCGCGAGCTTGACGACGGCGCCCGCAATCGGGATTGTGGCCAGCGCGGCCACGATCCCGTCAGACAGCCCCTTACCGGCGCCCCGGCCGCCCTGCTCGCCTGAGTCGCGGGCCTTGTCGGCGACTTCGTCGAGGGCATCCTCGGCGGCCGAGGTGTCGGCGTCGACCGTGATCTCAGGGTCGAGTCCGTCGACGCTACGCGCGGCAGCCTCGGCGCGGTCCGTGGCTGCCAGGGCGTCCTGCACGTCTGCATCGATGTCGATCGTCGGGCGCGTGCCGTCGAGCCGCTTGGTGCGAGTCTCGACACGGGCGGCCTTCTGCTCGAAATCGCGGACGTCGCCCGTGAATCTGGACTCGAGCTCGGCTACGACGAGTGCCATGTCACCCCCCGAGGGTCTTGCGGAGTCGTGACTCCGGCTCGGACAGCAGCCGTACGATCAGGCCCCGCAGCGCGGGCCACGGCTGGTCGAGGATGCGGTCAGGAGGTAGGTGGTAGATCGCGGCCAGATCGGCTACGACGAGGCGCCAGTGGGTGAAGATGTCCCACCAGTGGACCCCCTTGCCGGGGCCTTTGCCGCCGCCGTCGGCGACCCGCTCGGGCGGCGGGTCGTACCACTCGTAGAGGCCCGTGCGCGGGTCGTACTTTCCGCGTCCGTACTCGTCCCAGTCCGCGATCGAGTCGAGCGCGCCCGCGCTTTTGGGCCCGCGTCGCCTGCCGTGGCCGCATCGATGTAGGCCTGCGCGGCCGCCTCGCCCTGCACCCAGGCGACCAGTGCCACCGTGGTCAGGTGAGAGATGACGGGGGCCGGGATGTCGTCATCGTGCAGCTGCTCGGCGACCTGCCCCCCGAGCACCAGGTCCTCGACCCGCGCCCCGTCCAGGGCGCGGGCGATGGCCGCTACGCGATCCTCGGCGGGTAGGCGGTACGCGGCCAGCAGGGCCGCGCATCGTAGAGTGCGTGCCGTCCCCGGCCGCGGCACCACGTAGGTGGTGCCGCGGTACGGGAGCGTGATGGAGTCCTGCTGCTCGACATGCTCTAGCAGGCCCCCGAGGCCGGACAGCTCCATCAGGCGCGCCCGTCGAAGGGGTTGGACGCCATCCTGCGGGCCGGTCCCTTGCCGGTGATGGTGACCTGCCAGCGCTCCAGCTGCCCGTCGTCGACGGGCACGATGGCGACCGTCCCGACCCCCTCCCAGGCGCCCTTGGGGTCACCGACAGAGCCGGTCTTGGGCGCGTGGTACCACTGCACCTGCACCGTCGCGTCCGTGCCGATCGCGTCACCGAACGCCGAGTCCAGGATCGCGAACTCGTCGACCAGCTCCTGAGTGTCCTTGTCGCGGGCCGCGATGACCCGGAAGGCAAGCGTCCACGACCAGGCGCTGACGTCGGAGTTGTCGGCCCCGAGGTCATCGTTCGTTTGTGCGTTGTCCAGGACCGGCGTCATGGTCGGCACGATCTGGTCGACACGGCGGATCGGGATATACGCACCCTCACCATCATCTGCCGACGCGTCGAAGATGTTGATCAGCCGCTCATACCGGCGCGCATATTCGGCACCGGCAGGCAGTGAAGAATCGTACGGCATTGTCACCCCTCCAGGGAATGAAGAGTCATCTGGTAGTTGTCTGTCCGCTCTTCGCGGCCATTCCCGTCCGACCCCAGACGGGCGAACGAAACTCGCTCGGACAGGAATATTCCGTCCGTAGAAACCAGCCCGTGAAGGGCCGAGAATGCTGATTCGGCGATCTGATTTGCTGACCTTCGATCACGTGCAGCGCCTCGAATCCGTAGCTGCACGAGTCGGATCGGCGGGCCCTCGGTCACCTCGTCCAGGCCGCCGTACACCGTGACCCCGATAGCGCGATCTGGCGTCGATCCGATCGCGCCGTACACGATCTGCACCTGGCTGGACGCGGCCTCGGTCACATAGGCGCCGACGCCATGGGACTCCAGCAGCTCGCACACGGCCTGCGTCAGCTCGTCGTCATCCACGATTCACCCCCTACATACCTGGGCACGCGGGGCGTGCAGATGGGACGATCAGGGCATGAGTATCGACTGGAGGGCGCCCCGCACATGGGGAATCGCTATCGCCACAATCGCCATCATCGTCGCCATATCTCAGGGAATGTTCTGGTCCTGGGAGATGGTCACCTATATCGAATGGGCAATCATCGCAGTACTCATTCTCGTCGGAGCGTCAGCAGTGAAATACCTGCTCCAAAAGAAGGGCTAAGACATCCTGCGCCGGACGGCGGCAGCAATAATCTGCTCAACGTCGCGCGCGGATGAGATCGTCGCGGACTCCAGGTATTTGGACTGCCCGGTCGGGTGCCGGATCGTCAGATTCTCATGCTGATACACGGCGTACTCCGAGTCCGTGTAGACCTGCGACTCCAGATCGCCCTCGGTCGCAGGCTCCACCGTCAGTGACGCGCGCAGGTCATCCCCGACGGTCATCGGATCGTCAGGGGTGATTCTGCGCGCAGCCAGACGCACATGCTCGGCCGCCTCGGTCAGGCCATCCGCCGCAGCGCCCCGTATCATCGCCACCAGGCGAGCCGCCGGCACGCTACTCATCGCAGAGACAGCGTCCGCCAGGACGGCAGGGTCGGGTGAGGCGCGCCCGCGGACGTGATGACGATCGAGGTGCGCTCACTACTCGTGCCAGACCAGAGAGTCACCCTGGACCCCGGCGGCGCGACCACATCCCACGAGCAGTGCACGCGAGCCGAGGACACCACCTCGGCACCGCCAGAGTCACGCACCAGGACGGCACCCTCCTCGACCATCGCAGGGATGTCGGACACGGCCGGCCCGTGGATGTCGCCCATGCCACCAGACCCGACGAGGGGCTCCACGATGACCGTGTGCGGCGTCATGAAATCCGGGATCGCTGCCATCATGCCCCCCGGTAGGCCCCGGCCCACATGTCGACCCCGCCCGCACGCTGCCGGGACAGGCCGAGCTGCCGCTTCTCGGCCCTGCTCAGGTACAGGTCGCCCGCCGGGGCTGAGTACGAGGTGGATCCCCCGAATGGCCCGGCGGACCAGGACGTCTGCGTGGCCGCCGGTACGGGATCCTGACCCGCCAGGGCTGCACGGACCGCCACAGCGCACGTGATACGCACGATCGTCGGTGTCGGCTCGTCCAGATCATCCAGGACACCATGGACATCCTCGTCGAGGATCATCTGCGAGGCGGCCATCAGCAGGGCAGTAGCCCGGTCACGCACGCCCTCGGATATCGGCATGTCCGCCAGATCTGACGCGTTAGCAAACGGTGGCGTGAGAGCCATGGATCCCCCCGTGTGAGTGAAGTAGTGGCAGTCACGTAGCGCGACTGCCACTACCAGGTCAGGCCTGCGCGGATTCGAGGGCCTCGACGCGCGCGGCGAGCTCGCCTAGGATCCCCTGCACGGTCGTCGCCGTCCCCGGAGAGATCGCGGTCGCCGTGATGTCGGACGCGCTGTGGGTGTGGTCACCCGCGGCCGCCTCGATGCCCGAGGTGCCGAGAGCACGGATGGATGCCGTCTCGGCATCCTGGGCCGCGGTCAGCCCCTCGGGGATGTCCTCGATGTCGGACCAGGAGACGTCAGCCTCCCCGCCACCAGTGGGCAGCAGGGTGGACCCGCCTCCGATCAGGCGTACGTGCTGCGCCATCAGTCACCCTCCATACCGCTCAGCGCGGCCTCGACGATGTCGCGGATCGCGTCGCGACCCGCGTCCTGCGGCACCTCGATGCCGAGGTGTCCGGCCCATGCCGCCCACTCGGCCCTCGATGAGCCACGATGGGGCTCGACGGGGACATCGCCACCCTCTGTCACCTCGGAGGCGGGTTCCGGCGGGGCGTCAGGGGCCTGCTCGGACTCCTGCACTACCTCGGCCACGGGCTCCGGCGGGGCGTCGACGTAGGAGAACCCGCGGGTGCCGTCGCCGACAACGCGCCGCGCGAGCGACGCGGCGATATCGACGACGGCGCCATGCGGGTCCCTGACCCGGGTCACGCGACGCTCCAGGTGGCGACGCCGAGCGGCCGGATCACCTTGCCACCGTAGACGTGCAGCCCGCGCAGACGGTCCGAGAACGACGTATCCGCACGCATCGCCTCCGTCTTCTCGATCTGCGAGACGTAAGTCACGGCGGGCCGGTAGAACGCCAGCGCGAACGGGTCGTCGACCTCGGGGAGGTTCTCTGACACGTACACGGTGAAGCCGAGCAGGCGACCAAGGGTCGCCTCTCGCAGACCGGCGGGCGAGCCCGCCGTGTCCACGGCGGTCAGCTTCGAGTCGGCACCCACCAGCAGGGCGTCGAACTCCGAGTTGATCACCAGGGCACGCTGCCCGGACGGGACGTGCGCCTGGTTGAGCGCCTTGCGCAGATCCCGGATGATGTCGAACGCGCCATTGCCGTCAGTCGGCGCGGTGCCGTCCAGCTCGATCCCGGCACCGGTGACGGCCGTGGAGAAGATGAACTTGTCTGCATCCTCTGCGAGGCCGGTGGCGGCCGAGCGCGTGTAGGCGTCCAGCGATCCTGCGACCTGGGCGCGGTCGATGTCGTCGATCAGGAAGTCAAAGTTCTTTTCCTGATCGATGAGGAGTTCTTGACCGGATTCGGAGACCGCGTCGGGCGTCGTCGTGCGCGGCACCGTGCCGCCACTGCCGTCATCAACGGATCCCGTCTTGTAGTTCTTGATGGCCACGTCCGTGGCCGTCGTGATCTTGACAGTGTTGCCCTTGGTGGCGTCGCCCTCGTACTCGCGGCTGACGAGGCTCGCCGCGATCGCCTGCTCGTGGAATCCCTCCAGCATGGAGGCGTTCCAGATCTCGGGAATAAAGTTCGTGAAAGCCATCGGTCGTGGCCCTTTCAGGAGATGCCCATGAGCTGATTGAGGAGGCCAGCACGACGCGCCTCGTTGATCTGCTCAGGAGTCATGGACTTGATGTCTGCGTGAGACAGCTGCGAGCCGACACCCCCGACCGGGGGTGTCCCCTCGCTCGGGACGGTGGGCGCCAGCGGCGTAGGCGGCTGCGCCGGGGTGATGAGCGACTTGAGGACATCGGCGTGCGCCTGAATCTCCTCCAGCGTCGATCCTGCGAGTGCCGCAGCAGGCACGCCGGCCTCCTGGGAGACCGCGTCCTTCCATGCGGCCACCTGCTTCTCGACCTCGTAGGCCGCGACCTTGGCCTGCGCCTCCGCGAGAGCGGCGGCCTGCTTCTCGGCCTCGGTCATCTGCGCGGCCTTGAGCTCATCGAGCTCCTTGCGCGCCCCGCTATTCTCCTTGGCGCGCGACTCCCACTTGCGGGCCTCGGCCTTCCAGTCCGTCGGGTCCTGTGCAGGAGGCTCCGGGGCGGGTGCCGGGGCGGGTGTAGGGGCCGCCGGTGGCGTCGGGGTAGGTGCAGGATCAGTCATCAGTCGTCCTCCCGTGCGGGATCACCACGAGACCCCGTGCGGGGCCCAGTGGCAGTGGATAGGGATAGTGCGCCCGCCGTGCGGCGGGAAGATTAGTCGTCGGTCGTATGCTCGCCGACGGGGTGGTCAGACTCGCCAGGAAATTTCCGCTCCAGCCAGGCCGAGATCTGCTCCTGCCGTGCACGCCGCTGCTCGTCGGTCAGGCGCGCCGTCGACGCAGACACCGTGTAGGCGAACGCCTCGACCTCGGGGGCATCGCGATCCCAGGTCGGGGCCGCGACGCAGTTGCACTTAGGTCCATGGGCGGCAAACCTCACCGAGGAGCGCGTGTAGACGCCGCCACGTGACGCCAGCGCACGACAGAATCGGCACGCCCCCGGCCGCGTCATCCGCTGCCATCCACGCGCCGCAGGATCGCGGTCCGTGTTGACCGTGATCGCCTGTCGGCCAGACTGCCGGACGGCCCGAGCGGTCGAATCCTTGAGGCTCGACACCACGACCTCCGGGCCGTCCGTCGCCATGCGGTGACGCCAGTACGACGCCGACGCTGCCGATATCTCCAGGATTACTGGATCGGTACGCACCACCTCGTAGGAGGTGGCCCGCTCGATCGCGGCGATCAGGCCCTGGTCGATCGCATCGAATCGCAGTGACTCGAACCACGACGCCGCGATCTCTGCCGCGATCTCGCCAAACTGCTGGCTCAATAGCGGCACGAAGTTCAGTAGCGCGTTCAGGCCCGCGGTAGGTCCGCTCGTCTCGACACCGGCCCAGAATCTTTCCAGCCGCTCCTCGACCTGCGCGACGAGCTCGGCGTTCGCGATACGGAACTCCTCGACCTGATCGTCAGTAGCCATCAGGGCTCGGCGGGGGCCGGAGGATCGCCCTGTGCGCGACGGCCTGCCGACGCCAGCAGCTCGGACAGGCTTGCCCGAGACTCGGCGCGCGCCCACTGGGCCCGGATCCGCTCGACCTCAGACCGAGAGAATCCCATCCGCTCCAGCTCGACGTCAGTCTCGGCCAGTCGCGGGACGGCCTGCACGCGAGCCACCGACGCCTGAGCCCGAGACACCTCGGACGGCGTCGACCACGAGCCCCACTGAGCACGGATCGTGCGCGCCGCCAGGATCGCCGCATCCGTCCGCGCAGTGATCGCTAGAGCCCGCCGCATCGTCCTCTCCCAGGCCGGGCCGAGCGCCGTGCGCTCCCAGTGCTCGATCTCGATCCCGAGCTCCTCATTCGCCGCAAGGATCGCCTCGGCCGACGACGGATTGTCCTGCACGATCCCGAGGGATCCGACAGGCAGAGACGTCTCAGACGCGAACATCTGCGCGAGACTGCGCAGCTGCTCCACGTTCGGCTGCATCGACTGCTGCGCAAACTGGCCGACCGTCGGGAGGTTGCCTTCCTCGTCTCGCGTCAGCGTCAGCAGGCGACCGAGCATGACCTGCCAGGCAGGCACGGGATTCCCGGACCTGTCAGTAAACGCGTCCTCGTCCGCGCCGAGCGCGTACCGCTGTGGAGCGTTGTAGAACTCAGCGCCCACCTCGGTCCGCAGAAGGGTGCGCACCGTGGCATCTGTCAGATACATGACCGCCCGCGAGATCCGCGACCGACCGAACGGGCGATCGAGCTCGGACTTGTAGGCCAGTAGCTCCACCGGAACGCCGAGCGCGTGCGGGATGTGCCGCAGGTCCCACCGTCCGGGCCGCACCTCACGCATATGCACGGTCGAGTTCGGGATGTACAGATTCACCTCGGTTGGACGGCCCGTCGCGTGATCAGTGCGGACCACGGACAGCGCAGACGACAGTGCCCGCCGCCGCGCATCCCAGATTCCCGTCGCCCACTCGGCGGACCGCGCCGTCACCAGCGCCTCCGGCTCGCCTGCAGCCACGTCACCCTGCGTCACAAACGTAAAGGCGCACGAATGCGTCAGCGCGGACGAGTGCGTTGACGGGGCCTCCAGTGCCAGACGATTCTCATCCCATACGCGATCCACATCGACCAGCACCTCATCGCCCGCCGCCGAGGTGAAGCCCTCCAGGATCGTGCGGCGACTCATGGACTCGACAGCCTTGGCCGGCCATCCCACTGCGACCTCGATCATCCGCAGCTGCGGCGGGATCGAGATCTCCAGATCCTTGAGGAGATTGCGGCCATCGCGATAGCGGCGGCGCAGCTCGTTGCGCGTCGCCTTCTCGCGCAGCTGTGTCAGCAGGCCCGTATACGTGTCCTGCAGGACAGGATCCAGTCCCGGGATCGTCGAGGGCATCACATACGGTGGGGGTGGATTCCTCATGCCATCACTACCCCTCGTGTCGCCCGTCCGGGCCGTCGCTTCGATGTCATCGCGGCCCACAGGGCCAGTGCTACCGACTCTGCAGGAGTCGAGTCGTCGTCGTCGGATTTCGGGACCAGCACCCAGCCGCCCGATTGCCCGCTCTTGTGCTCACGCGACCCCGCGATCGATGCGTCCAGCACCTCAGGGTCCGTCAGGTGCGTGATGCTGCCGCGCGTCACCTGCTCGCGCAGCATGGTCGCCGCCGTGATCGCGTTGTCCTGCGTCGCGATGATCAGGCATGTCTTGGATACTCCGGCGGCACGGAGGTCGGTCGCCAGCGCCGCGCTCCCCGCCTTGCCGAAAATGACGATCTGGGCCGCACCTCGATGCCGAGGGCGCCCGTCACGGTCAGCCATGAAGAATTCGGTCAGCCAGTAGGTGCCCTCGGTCAGTGGACGGCGAGCGATCGTCTCCACGTGCACGCCGTGCGCGTGCCTGAGCGATCCAGACAGCGAAACCGACGTTCCGTCACGATGGAACACCACCGCGTACGACCGAACGCCCTCCATCGTCGGCGGATGAGAGACAGCCAGATCCTGCCAAGAGGTCGGATCGATCGCCGAGGGGACCTGCTCCACCTCATCCCAGATGCCGAGGCCCTCGCGTCTGAACGAGTCGTCGCTCGTGAGCTGCTCGCGCATCCGCAGCATCGCCTCCAGCGGCGTGCGATGCGGATACGACGGATTGGCCCTCGACCACTGCTGACGATCATCCAGCGACGGGCCGCCGGGCTTGCCACACTCAGGATCGGCACCGATCTCCACGTACAGCGCGTCCGGGCTCTTGTCGGCCAGTGCCTTGCGGCGCCGATTCGAGAACTCCTCGCCCGGATCCAGGGGGCGCGGGGGCGTGCCCATGAACCACAGCAGTGCGCCGGCCTCGTGCTGAGAGACGTTCGCCGCGGCGACCATGTCCTCCAGTGCCTTCTCGGTGAGGATCTGCCCCTCATCGAACACGATCGCGTCGACCTGATCGAAACCGCGCCCGAAACCCTGCTCGCGCGCACCGAACATGATCACAGATCCGTTGCGGAACCGGATCTCCTGCTCACCATTCGTCTGCCGGATCGCCTGGACATGCGGCCACACCTTCTTGCGACGCGCATACCCCTGCAGCGACCCGAAGGTCTTGGACGCCGTGCGTGTGCGGTGCGCCGTCCAGAGCACGGTGTACCCCGGGAAAAGCAGGCACATCGCGATCATCACCATGCCGACCAGGTACGTCTTGCCCACCTGGCGCGGGATGCTCAGGATGACGCCGCCCACCGTGCAGGCGTACTTCCCGTTGGCCCGCTTGCCGAGGGCCACGCGACCTATGCCGTGCTGCCACTCATCGAATCCGGCGCCGAGCTCGGCGACCTTCGCCACCACTCGCGGCCACGCCGTCGTCACGATCCCCTCGGGAATCTTCACGTGACGGGCGACCTCGGTGAGCCTCCGCTCAGATGGCCGAGGCGTCGAACTTTTCGTCCTCGACGGCGGCACCATCGTCCTCCTGCTTCACCCGCAGATCGATCGCCTCGATCTCCTTCGCGATGTCCTGCAGGCGACGAGTCAGCGCCGCCAGATCACGAGGCGGACACGACGGATCAGACACGGCTTGCGCGATCCGCTCCCGCATCGCCACCAGCAGCTCACGATGATCACCCGACGCCGCAGCCTCGGCCACATCCTTCGGCTTCCTCCGAGGGGCGGCAGTCTCCTCGGGCCCCACGGCCCGCAGGGGCACCTTCTTCCGGGCCATGGTCACCCCCGGGGGCTGTGTAGTGGAAAACGGCGGGGGAGATTTCGCA